GACTTATAAAGAACGAAAATAACAGCTAAAACGGTGACACCTAAAACGTATATACGAGGATCGCGTCGAATGAGAAACACGATGGTCGCGACATAAATGATAAACCGAGAAGCTGCGTTAATTCTATCTTCTGGTGATTGTTCACTCGTTGGCCAAAACTCGGCAATCTTACTTTTTCTGATGAGTTGCCTAGGGTCGTCAAACCAAGCTTTCATTTAGTATATAATAGGTTTATTTTTTGGGAAGACCACCGAGCATACCACCAAGCATCTTCATGAGTGCATCCTGATCAATTTCCTCATCACCCCTCTCTATCTTATCGGCGCAATCTTTAGCGATATTTTCGATCATAGTTAGAGTCTCTTGAGGAATTGAGATGATGGTCGTACCGAGCATGTAAAGTGTCTGAAGATATTGCCAAGTAGCATCTTTCGTGTTGGGTGTCATCTTACCCCAATAGGACTGTGCGTCGAGCTCCTTGAGAAACTCGATGTTTTCAATCTCCTTCAAGAAGAAATTCTCATCCTTGTTTGAAAGCTGTTCGGCGAATGGAGAAACGCCGTTCATGAATCCATCTACCACGAGGCGTGGATTAGTGGATTTCAGCACATCAAAGGTGGTTAACATCTTCTTGATGCCTTTTTCATCTGGAAAAGTCTTGTGCAATTCCACAAGAAATTGACCCATCATGTCATTAAACGCGGAAACGGATGCCATTTTCTTATTAAACTATACGTGTAATCTTTAAGTTTAGAAAGGGTCTGTGGATATAGACTCCTTTTTACCTAAACCATTAGAGACTATGAAAAATACTAATATCGCGTTAAGCGTGGCTGGTTTGGTATATTTATTCAACTCTAATTTACCCTCATTATTGAGGTGTGCCTTGAGATGAATGTACGCGGCGGTGATCAAACCCGCAATAAGTGCGGCACTGATCGGATCACGTAAATGTTCTGACAGCGACTCCATTTAATTATAACCAAGTTTTTTTGTACGCCTCTCCGGTGCGTCCCCAAATAAAACATCATCTTCCTCCTGGTGCATCCGTGGCTCGGGCTCAGGCTCGGGCTCAGGCTCAGGCTCAGGCTCAGGCTCGAGTTCGGGAGGTGCTTGAACTCCTGGAACCGTTTTAAATTCATTGTCTAAACCGTAACGCTCTTCCTCTGGGGGTTTCACTTCTTGTACGGGTTCTTCTTCTGGTATAGGCTCCTCGTCCATATTCATGGGAGGCTCATCGAGAACATCGGGGTCATCGGTATCTTCGACACCCCCATCCAGATCTATATCCCTAGAATCTTGAGACATGTACGTCTGTAGAATCTGCTGAACGGGAATAAGCTCTTTTACGGTATTCTCGATTGCGGTACAGAAACGCGCGGTCAAGTTTTCGTCACGAGCGTATTCACTCGTCTCGTCGTGAAAAATGTACGGATCTTTATACAGATCTTTCGCACAGTTGTTATAACATGTCTGAATAAAGACTTCGTTGGTTGGAAGCTTCAATGAAATCTTCTTATTATCCGCCTTGAGTCTGACAGCGGAAAGTATCTTCGTGCACGCCACAAAGACGGCTGCTAAGAGATCGTTAAACCATGCACATCGATCTGCGATATTATCACTATGTGTCTTAGACATGGCGTTCGACCAGTTAGGAACTTCCTTGAGTAGGTTTTGGAACATGATGAGAACCTTCCTACCCTTAGACATTTTAACAGCTTCTTTGTACATATCATCAAAAACTTGAATCATAGGTGGACACATGATGAGACATAACTGACCGATGTATTCTTTCTTAGCCTCAACGAGTACATTCAGATTATCCATTTATGATTAAGAGGTTTTTTAAAATGATAACTTCCTACGCACTTCTCCTGTACTTATTCGCAACCTTCTTAAGGTTCATGAGGTTAGGAAATTCCACGTCATCGACTGTTTCTTTTTCTTTTTTCTTTTTTGGTATCGACCATGACACGTAAAGATCATAGTTACTCAACATTCGTACAATGAATCCTCCATTTTCAAATTGTCGAGCTACGTATCGACAGGCGGCGGATCTATCGAATACCGGATAACCTATCAGAAACAAAGGAACGGTCAGAAATACCTGTTTATGACCCATTTCTACGGACTGTTTAATCTTAGATGAAAATTGTTCGTATATTTTCATATAGATTTCCTTTTTGATCTGTCGCTTCTTCTCATCAATTTTTATGATGTCATTGATGTTGATCATTATATTTACTTCAAATTATTTTTAGCCTTTTCAAACTCACTCTTGGTTGGAACGGCGGCTTCTTTGACGAGTTCGTACTTTACAAACTCTTTACCAGGAGCTCCCTCTGTAAACGCCTTAACATTACTGGGCTGTCTCGAACCGAGAGGTTGCGTTCGGAGAGAAACTAACTTTGTCGTCTTACCCTTCACCTCGAAAGACGCTACAACCGAAAAGCCGTATGAAAATCCACCCTTCTTCATAACCATGAAAACACAATCGAAGATGTTGTTGTCACGCCCAGAATATTTCTTAATCTTCGCAGTCTCTATGATGTACGTCGGTGTACCCAAACGCCTAGAAATCTCGTCATTAGCTGCGAGGGCGAACGTTTCCATCTCATCGTGGGTGACGTTCGCTTCAACTTCACTGTATCCAGAAAGATTTGGTCTGGGGTCATTGAATCGTACGTAGTCTACGGGTTTGTTGTATCCTGATAGACCGAAAACCTCTACGAATGTCTCGCGCCTGGTTATGAGTATAACCAGAGCGACGAGCATAAAAATTATGTATAACTTCATCTTTACTATAGTGCGTTAATTTTTTTTTACAAAATACCATATAGATATTAGATGTCGCTACTCATATACAGTCCGAGGTGTAAGCATTCCATGGACATTGTAGAATACGTCAATAATCATGTGCAGTTAAAACAACTCGTACATTTTCATAACGTAAACACACAGGGCATACCTAAAAACTTTCAAAATAAGATCACTCGCGTTCCCACCATGCTCACAAAGAATGGAAAAATTCTCGTGGGTGGAGAGATCCGAAACTGGCTAGATTCTCTCTTACCAAAGAAAGAAATAGAACACGGAGGTTTTGGGGGTGCTTGTAGTATGACTTGTATCGATGGCGAAGAACGAGATCCGAGTATGTTTTACTTGGACAACTACGGACAGTCGTTACAACCCGCTATGACAAAAGAACTCGAAGAGAAAATAAGTCGCGACGTAACCAAGGGTATGGCGTATACGGAGTTAAAGATGTAATGCGTTTTATTTTCAGTTATGAAATTGGTTTCTATACAAGCTTCCGCCTTTAAGTCTATGTTTGAAGTATTTAAGGACATTCTTAACGATGTTAACATCTATTTCAAGCCACAGGGTATGTATATAGTCACGTTAGATACCGCGAGAACCTCTCTCATCGACATGTTTCTCGCAGCCGATAACTTTGAAGAATATGAATGCGAACAAGATGAGATCATAGCCGGTATCAATATTTCAAACACGTTTAAACTTTTAAAGACGATCACAAACAATGATGTTCTTCAAATTGAAATCAGTTCAAAGGAGTACATGGACATCAAGATTACGAGTGAATCTAAAAAGACGAGTTCCAAATTTCAACTTAAACTTTTAGATATTAATGAGAGTCGAATAGAAGTTCCTGATATAAAAATGTCTACGGTCACGACTCTCCCTTCCTCCGACTTTCAGAGGTTATGCCGAGATATGTATAACCTCGGATCCGAAATTGAAATTACACGCGACGGGAAGGAGTTAAAACTTAGGTGCGACGGAGATTTCGCAAATCAAGAGACGTCCATCGAATGCCTTGAAGAGAGTCCTCTCATCACGGGACTCTACAGTCTGAAGTACTTGAATATCTTTACAAAGGCGACGAGTATATGTGCGTCTGTGCAAATTATACAAGAAACGGGTAATAGATTCTTAATTCTAAAATACAATGTCGCAAATTTGGGAGAACTTAAATTTTACCTGGCTACTAAGGTATCTGAAGATCAGTTGTAAATCCGGTAAGAGTTGATATAACCTTTTTCATTCCCAGTGTATTCCTGAGTACAATCTTAGGAATATATTGTTCTAGATATTCACGATCGTAATATAAAAAGTGTTCGAGCGCAACTTTTTCTCCATGAAAATCACCCCTTTCTCCACTGTACCGTTTCACCTTTTCAGTAATGTCTTTTACTGGTTTGTCGTCAGCGTCAACCAACCAAGCACTACTAAAAGGGATACTAAAATGCATAGCTTCACTTTCATTTACACCCGGTTTAAAGTTAATATCGTAGGAAATTGATGAATACAGTTTACCATTATAGTAATATTTTACACGGAGTATTAATAGTTCAACATTTTGTGGAATGAATGTGTGTCTAAAACCCTTATCTGTGACGTCTACAAAATATTCAGTCAAAATACCGTCTCGCCAGTCTTTACTTTCCTCTTCCCAGAACGGGTCTTCTGTGCGGAATTTGACATCTGGATTGATTTTATATTCCAGTTCTTCTGAAACTGTGTAGTAGTCTGGATACGTAGTTAAGCGCTTGAAAAAATATATAAGACTACTTAAAAGTTTAAGAAGCATTTCACTATAAAGAATGGAAGGCAATTTTTTAAGCAGGTATAACAACAAATTAGAACAATGGATGAGTCTAATGGAAACCGATCCAGACAATAAAAGTATATACGAGGCTGAAATGTCTGACTACCTGATTAAATGTCGTCCATATATGAACCTGTATACCGATGACAATGAAGAAAAGACAAACACGGACAACGTGTTTAATGTAAAAGAAACTGTCGGACTTCAGAGAAAAGATATTTTTACGGATTATCTCATAGACGTTGAAAAACAAAATATACAACGACCGCAACAAAAAATGGTAGAGCAGTGCCCCAATTGTCCCGAAAGTAACCTTCTTCATTTTCATGATACCAGTGATCTCGTATGCGACGAATGTGGTGTAGTAGTGGCGTCTCTCATTAGTGAAGAGTTGACGTACAGAGAAGAACAAGAGACATCGGAAAAAATCGTAAATTACTCATACAAACGAGAGAACCACTTTAATGAATGGTTGTCTCAGTTTCAAGCACAAGAAACTACGACTATACCACCGGAAGTGATGGATCAACTACGGGGAGAGTTGAAAAAAATGAAAATCAAAAAGGTGGAAGATATAACACACGCAAAGGTCAGGAGTTTACTCAAAAAATTGAGACTAAACAAATATTACGAACACGTACCATTCATTACCAACATTCTCAGTGGTATTAAACCACCGAAGATGCCTCAAGAACTCGAGGAAACCCTGCGTATCATGTTTAAGGATATTCAAAAACCTTTCGATGAAAACTGTCCCGCGGAGAGAAAAAACTTTTTAAGTTATTCGTATGTACTATATAAATTCTGTGAACTTTTAGGAGAAGATGAATACCTCCAATATTTTCCTTTATTGAAATCGAAAGAAAAGTTGTATCAACAAGATATCATATGGAAATCGGTGTGTTCTTCTCTTCGTTGGGAATTTATTCCAACCGTATAATATGGTAGTCAAGATCCCTCTTCGACGAGACGGATACCTCAGTAGACAGGGTTACGTCAGAGTGAAAATGAAATCAAAATTGGCGAGACATCGCGCTCTCATGCGCGTAATTCGTGCAGGTGAACCACCTCTCAGTCTTTTCAGACGTCTTAACGTACTCATGATACTTTTTAAAAATAAAGATCCGAAGTTATCTAAACTTTTTAAAGAGGATAGAGATTGGATAAGAAGTAAATTTATAAGATGATATTTATCGACCGCATTTTAAGACATATAATGAAAGACCATCTGTTACCTAGGTACTGTTACGCAAAAAAGGCGGACTTCTTTTGTAAATCACAACACTGCGACTGCAAAATTTGGTGCAAAAAACCACCCAACGGTGGAATTCCAGCGTATCAGGAAGTTTATGTACCTAAGTCAAATAAGATTTTACATATGTCTAACCATGGAAGAAGAACAAGCCCTACTCGCTCTGTATGATCTGGAAAGTCATGTACTTCCTCATCTTCAAAACATAGAACAAAGTGAACCAGCCGTGCGATACTGTATGGAACAGGCTAAATTTCATCTAGACGCAGCTCGGGATCTTTTGTCAGGAGCGGTTCTAGATCCTCAGACACACTACGATGATGCGCTAGAATTTTACCGAATTCTGAAGAGAGTTCTTCCTCTGATGGTCCTATTTCGATCTTTCGAACCTCCACTTCCCGATCACAATACGGGGGAAAATTTATCAGATACGCAACTCTCAGACCAGTCAGACGCAGATAATTTCGAGCTTGAATCTCACACTGTTCATTAAGTGCTTTGACAACTTTTAACTCCAAGACTGTGCGTCCGTTTATGACAATATCAGCTCTTACCTCACCTACGACATGACCTTTGTAATACACTAAAATATTTCGTTCCGACTCGTAATTCATTTTAAGATCTCTTAGATACACCTCTATCGCGTTGTGATATACTCTCTCACTGTACCCGGGGCCCAGTTCAGAATATATCTCCTTAGCCATGTCTTCTATGTGTAAGGTCATTTACTTGTCAACGTAAAATTTCTCTATATATGTTAAGATGGTTAATGTTAACATGCCACAGGCTGGACCCCGAAGAGCGAGGCGTATGGGACGAGGTTCGGGTGAAAATTCCATCATGAACAAAGAGAGTGTTTTAGGTAAGCGTAAAAACTCTGACAGTAACAGCAACAACAACCAAGCGAGAGGATACCGAAAGCGTGAAGTTAATTTACCAAACATCGTAGTTGGGAGGGGTATGGGGTGTGGATATGCTGGCATTCCGCGGTATATGAAAAGAGCGAAGGAGCGTTTCGATAATGCGAGTGTCGTGTCTGCCTTTTTAGACTATACCATAGCCACGAACCAATACGGTATCATAAAAAATATCGACACGATCGTTAAACGTCACGGTACACCAAACACATCTTCTAGGATTTCCATCTCTAATCAGGTGTACTTTTTCATGATAGGTATGCGAAGTCCAGGTAACGCTCATGCTGTAAGTGTCTTGGTCGATCCAGGTGTTTACGCACCGGGATTTAGGATGTGGGTCTTTGACCCTCATGGTGAAATGTCGAGAGATTCTATATGGGGTAGCACCATGCGTACGAAAGTGGTACCCATAATCAAAGATTTATGGGGTGTGAGAAATAATGGCAACAACAGATCGGTTCGTTATTATAACGGACCCAATTTACAAGCGAACAATAATAGAGGTGTGTGTACCACATTCTATGTGACATTCATGGATTACATACCCGCACTCGTAGCCGGTCAAAATATAAACGGAATAACTCGTTTCGCAGCGCAGAATTCCACGGAGAGAAGGAAGTACTTCCTTGATTTCCCTCTAAATGTTCAAGGTTTAGTCGTAGCTAAAAATAAAACAAAATAACTTCTATGTGAGTAATAAATAGGAGATGAGCCTTTGTGCGTATCATCCACGTATGTACATAAAAATACCACGAAAGGTAATTGACAATTTAAAAAGAATAAGTGACATGTCTACAAAAAGAAAATGGGAATACGCGGGAGGTGTCGACTTTGCCTTTGACAAAAATAAATTTACATTTACAGATCCTACATTTGTAACATCTAAACGTAAAAATCGAGTCACCATAGATCACGTTAAACTCGTGTGGCCATCTCTTTTGGCTTTTCATACGCACCCATCTATTAGTCAACCTAAGACGCATGATTTAGAAACATATGAAATTTTCACAACTCTTCCGAGTGACGCGGATTTTGAAGCGTTTATTAAGGGCTACCCTGGTATGCAAGCTAACATAATATGTGATGCGCATGGATACTACTTAATAGATGTCGTCGGGTCCGCAGAAAAATTTGCGTTACCTTTACCTGAATCGGTCGCGCGTGAGATGAAACTCGTCCGTGAGAGACCGTTTTTATGTGATCGCGTGTTTGGTGAAGATGGTCTCGAATATCACCAAACAACGTTGAGTGACTGGAAACACTTTATTAATTACGAATTAAATTATAGATTAAACAAACTATTCGGTATATCTATACGATACTTTGGATATAATGATGACACCCCTTCTATAATTATTGATCCTCATAGTATCGATGCATAGCATCATCGAGTTCATCTACTTCGTACCACGCGAAGTGACATTCTTTTGTCGTTTCATCTTCGGCGCATATTTCTTGAGCTTCTCGTATTGCTTCTCTAAAACGTAGGCGAAGTCTCAAATTATCCAATCTTTTTGGTTGTGGTTTAGAACTATCTCGATTATAAATATCCTTCAAAACGTTTTGTCGTGTCTTGGCTAATTTATGTTTGTATGAATCGTTTGATGAATACGCGAGACAGTTCATTTACTATACAAACGTATTTAAATTTTAAGTGTTATACAAAATTAAATAAAACATCTTTTGGTTGTATCACTTCATTAATATGATAATTATATAGGTATAAGTAAGTATCGAAACCTTTCCTAAAATTAAAATTATCTATGAAATGGTGATTTTCAGAAATATTTAAAGATATTATGAGTGTAATGTTATTATCAATACAGTGGTTTACAAAACATTTGAAAAGATTTATGTAATCATTTCCTTCGTATAAAAACAATACCACTTCACACATATTTATTTTACATGTGGCATCACTGTTAATAACATATGTGAGTATACCCATATTTATACCATCCTCTTCTATTATTAAGGATCTGTATACATTTGTCGTTGTAAAAAAATAATTCATCTGTTTTTCGTCAAATTCCGGGTAAAATTTATATTTTGAAGATTTCTTTTTATACAAGGAGTTTATATAATCTAAATCTTCGAGTGTAGAGTCTTTTAGTATATGAGTATTTTCACATTTTATATAATCATGTGCTTCATATGTATAATATTTCATTTTACACACATGATTGAATGGTAGTTGTTTATTTTCTATCTTGAATACCCCGTATTTAAATTGAATAGCTGAATGCGATATAACAAGAGGTGCGTAATTTTTATTTCTATGATTATCATGAACCGATAACATGTCAATGTAATGTAGATTTAGTATTTTACCTTTTATATTTAACCTATACGGTTTACCAACTAAACTAGCTATAATTTTATTTCCGCGTTGCAAAGTTAAAACGTTTCTAGACGTCAGTTCTGGATATTTTAAATACCAAGATATAATTGTGTTGTTAAAATAATACCCTTTTACATAATGTTCCGATAGAAACTTTGCCAAAGAGTAATGTAAAAACACATCACTTGGATTATTTTTTACAATTTTGAATGATTTTTTGGTACGAATTGGAAATGGAACCGTGTCAGATATCACACCTTCTTGTTTTATTTGATTCGTGGAAACTGGTTGTCTGTTCCAGTAAGTGTGTTCCTTTTTAAACGAATAGTAAAGAATAAGTATGGATACTACCGATATAAATAAATATCTCATTACATTTACGTTTATTTTTTATAAATAAATTATACGCTTAAAGTTTTACCCATATACATTCATATAATGTCCGCTTATAACGTCGAGGCTTGTAACTACAAGTACCGCATTTCCGCTCTCGAGAAGGTTGTCGATGGAGATACTATCGACGTTTGCATTGATTTGGGGTTTGATGTTCTCACTCGTCAGCGTGTACGCCTTCTTGGTATTGACACACCAGAGTCTCGCACGTCGGATGCTGAAGAGAAGAAATTTGGATTGCTCTCGAAGAAGAAACTGAAAGAATGGTGTCTCAAGGCAGTCGCATCCGAAAATGATGATATTGAAATTGAGCTTCGTTGTCCGGAAGCTGATTCTAGAGGTAAATTTGGACGTATTCTAGCGGAGGTTTGGGTTCACGATGGTGAATGGGTCAACGTGAATAAGTGGCTCTGCGATGAAGGGTACGCCGTACCATACGGTGCCGAAAATAAGGCCTTGGTTCAAGATCTTCACATGGCGAATCGTAAGAAACTCATCGAGCGTGGTGAGGTCTCAGAGTAAATATTTTGTGTGTATATAGAAATACACAATGAAGTTTTTAAACTGGCATGGTACTTTAGTCATAATTGTTATGTTCATAACTTATGTCGCCCTGTCCAGTCACATAGAGAAATTAGATGGTGAAGTTGAAGAGAAGTCTCCTACACAAAAACTAATGTATGAATTAACACCAATTGATTATGATAATTACATAGAACTTGAAAACTTTCTAGAAACTATTCCCATAGGAACAGATAAATGGTTAGCTTCTCAGTGTTACCAGAATTGTCCAACAGAGTTATTTACAGATGAGACTAAAAAGAAAGAGCAGTTAAAGTGTAAGTTTAATTGCACCAATTATATAACCGGTGGATGCGACAAAATATGTGAGGGGTTACCAGATTCAGCCGTGTGTGCGAGTTGCAAACAATTTATAAATAAACAAATTCCCCTCATTCAAAAAATCAAGGAGACTGATTAATACACGTACGGATATTTTCTGATCCATAAATTACAGATCCATTTTTCTCCAGACTCTACATGTAAACCCCCATGTAAAGCCTTGGGTGTGATCTTTTCGTGTGTATCTAAAGTGTTAAAAAATAGCGCATCACCCGCCTTTAATTTGTACCGTTTTTCCAGAGTGGGAAAATATGTTTCCCCACCTTCGTACCCATCGTTTAAAGCTAATATGAAAGTGTACATGCGTTTATTTTTATCTGTATCAAAACAATCTTGGTGTGCCCTATAATGTCCTCCACTCTCATATTTTAACACTTGAAGATTCTCACACTCCGATATAGTTTTGTTGGTATGTCTGATACACTTTTCTATGACTCCTTGTATTATAGGATCCGTCTTGGAAAGCCATGCAGTTTTACTCTTGCGGATGGTTTCGTTTACTATCTTCCCCGTCGTAACCTTTGAATCTTCTAGTTTATCTTTAGCACATCTAATTATATACTTTCGTTCTTGGTCTGTCAATACATTCTCCATGACGCGTGGACTTTTGTATCTAGGTAACAATAACAGAAGAAGTATAATTAGAAATACGACCACGAGTATCATCTAAATTTTCATAACATAATATTTTTCGGTAATGTACAATTGTATCTTGATCTAATCAACTCTAAGTTTGTGTTGCCGTATTCGAGAATCTTTCGAAGAAGTAGTATAATTTCGTCACCTCTTTCAGGTTCCAATACATATTGCCGAAGTAAATCTCCACACGTGTTTGCTACGAGTTCATATATGTACGCCACATCTTTTGTTTTTTCAAAGAATTTTTCCTGTCTTTGCAGATAGGTTTTAAACAGATGTTCGTCTACGTCGTTAAGCATGTATGCTATTCTGAAATTGAGATTGTCTGCGGGACCGGTATTCAAAAATAAAAGATCCCTCTCTATTTGATTAACGATCATTGAAAACGAAAGAATTATGTTAGGTGCGTGAACTTCTCGTAACTCTCTAAACGTGGGAATACCCCCACACGGTATGTCTCCATGTTCCCTCGAACTGTATTGTTTCTTTTTGAATTCTATGAAATGTGGATTGTGTATTCTACCCATCTCTATCTCCCCAGTTCTCCAGTTAAATGCGGTATGACAGTTTACACACCACATTTGTTGACATCCACTACTCTTGTGTATGACAGTTCCACATTTAGGACACGATTTACTATCTTTG